GAGCATTAATATTCAGTTTAAAGAACTTGGCTCCAGACAAATGAAAAGATTCACATGAAGCAACTTTCAATGAACTTAGTAAAGCGATGGATAACTTTAATTCTTTCAGCGAACAAATGATAAAAACTGAGGAAGAAGAAAATGTCTAAAAAAAGACAACTCATAAGACCTTGAAATTATATAGTCAATAAGAAGAACGCTGAATGGATTAGAAGATCAATGAAATATAGAATTAATATCCTAGAAGGTCAAGTTAGATCTGGTAAGGATATGACAGCAGCAGTAGCATTTGTCGAAAGAATTAAAATATCCAAAGAATCATTATTCCTAGTAGGAGCTGTCAAATCAGACAAAGCAATGGGAATAGTCGGTCAATATATAATAGACTACTGCGGTGGATTAGCAATTAAAACAAAATATAATATGGCAGAAGCAATTCAGTTCATATATAAAGGAAAAGTAAATTACATAGTATTCGCTGGAGGATATAATAAGAATTCACACGAATTCATCCAAGGTGATAGCTATGGAGGAATTTATCTAACAGAAATAAACCTATTAGATTCAAATTTCATATCAGTAGCAATGGATAGAGTAACAGCATCATCAGATCCTTTTATATTTGGAAGTTTAAACCCAAAAGGTCCTAAGCACTGATTTTATACAGATTATTTAGATATCTGAGAAAAAGAAAATAGTAAATTCACAAACTACTTGAATTATTCACATCTAACAATGTTTGATAACCCAGCAATGACAGAAGAAGCAATAGAAAGAGCTAAAGCAGGTAAGGATCCAAATTCAGTATTCTATAAGAGAAATATATTAGGTTTTCGAGTAGATTCAGAGGGGACTTTATATACAGTTCGTGATTACAATATATTAGAAGAATCTCAAGTCAATTTTAAAGATTATCAAAGATATATAACAGTAGCAGACTTAGGAGAAACAAAATCAGGAACAGTATTCTTGGTAGCTGGATTAATATTTAATAAAGAAGAGAAGAGATTAGAACTTCACATATTAAAAGAATATCAGCATCTAAATATGTCTTTGAATGAATTCCAGAGAAAGTCAGGAAGTCAATATGCTGCAGATTATGCTAAATTCATAGCAGAATGTAGAGAAATATTTGGAAGAGTCCCAGAGAAAGTATTATATGATGGATCCCCAGACTTCTTCTTTGATTTGAAAAAAGAACTGATTAAACAAGGATTAGGTGGACTAACTCCTAAATTTATTCCAGATAAATCTAATGAAGAAGATAGAATAGAACTTGGTCAGAATTGATTATATCAAGGTAAATTAAGAATATTTAAAGCATGTAAGACAACATTAGAAGATATAAGATCATCCGTAATAGATGATGATTTATATAGTAGACAAGCTAAAATAGCAAGAATGAGTGTATTCAGTAAAGATAAGGGTCATAGTGACGCTTTAGACACACTTGATTATGCCATGTTGCACTATAGATATGAAATGAAGTAAAACGTCTCTGAGACGAAATTAAGGGCATTAAAATTGAAGTTACTTATTCATCCGAAAGGATATAAGATATAAACTAATAAAATCAGTTTGAATGAAAGTTCATCTGAACCCGTATGGGAGAAAGAGGTTTAAAATGGAATTAGATAATGTAATTGAACAGACAATAGAACCTGTTGTAGAAACAGTAAGTACAGAACCTGTCGTAGAAGTAGTTGAATGGAAAGCACCACAGACAAAAGAAGAACTAGATAGTATACTAAAGGCCAATGCGAATCGCACTTATACTAAAGCTCTTAAAGATCTTGGCGTCAATTCAGTCAAAGAGT